CGCAAAGGCACCCAAAACCCCTGCAAACTGACGCTACAATGGCAAAGTCACGACTGACGTGATTTCAACGGAGAAACCCCTATGCAACAGCAACCGCAAATGTTCCAACTCACCGATCTGAACGGCGACGACATCCAGGCGATCATGTCCGGCATGAACGAGCTGCCCTCGAAGATGACTCGCGCCACCATGAACAAGGTGGAAATGCAGATAATCCAGCAAGTGCAAGCCCAGCAGGCTGCCGCACAAGGCTTGGTCGAGAAACCTTTCGCAAAAGAAGCGAAGGCTGAAGACGTAAAGCCTGGCCTGGATTCTGCCGAGTAAACCTTATATAAGGTTTTGAGGCAAAAGCCCGGTGACGCCGATACGTCACGAATGACTGAAAAGTTTGGTAGAATCCGGCATCCAAAATCGCCCTTGAAAGCAATTCAAATGTCGGACTCTACTACTCTCAGTGTCATTCAAAGCGATCTGGCAGACATGAAGTCAAGCATGTCGAAGATGGCGGACGCCATCAGCAAGATCGCGATCCTCGAAGAGCGGCATCAGGCGATGCACAACACCATGCTCCGCACCCTCGAGAAGATCGAGAAGCAGAGCGAGCGCCTGTCGGCACTCGAGATGGAGCAGGTCAAACAGCAGACAACGATCAAGGTCACGATCAAGGCCATCCAGGTGGCCTGGGCCATGATCGGGGCGGGAGTGCTCTACGGCTTGTGGCACTTCATCAAAATCGTTGCAGCAGCACAAAGCTGAGTCGCAGTGTCGGGCGACCCAGTCGCCCATGTTCAAGGGCGGCAGCCCTCAAGGAGTAGGGCGCATGTCCGCAACAAGCGATATTGACCAGTTCATCGAGGTCTACAACGACCTGGACAAATACCCAACCATCGCCGACGTGGCCAAGGTTCTGGGCATCTCAATCAAGACGGTCCGCAACAAGGCGGGCTTCATTCGATCAACCTTCAAGAACAACCCCGCCGGCCCCAAGCTCGTGAACCGCGCCCCAACGGGCGATGTCCCAATGAGCGAGGACAGCTCCAAATTCATGGAGCACTGGGGTCCGGAAGAGTGTGTCGCGGAACTGCGACGCATTGCCGAGATCGACCCCGAGAAGGTCGTCACCCGCAACTACTTCCGCAACCACAGCGCCATCTCCGAGTCCACCTGGAACCGCTACTTCGGCACCTTCGAAGAGTTCAAGCGCCAGGCCGGCATCAAGCTCTCCCGTCAGCAGCACGCCCACGAGCGTGCAATCGCCAAGCATGCGTCGGTGGATCACTACCGCGCCATGAACATCGAACGAGCCGACTGGGCGGACAAGTACATCCGCGACAACCAGAACCGCTTCAAGACGATCCTGGCCTGCTCGGACCTCCACGACATCGAGATCGACCCGTTCTACCTGCGAGTGCTGATCGACACCGCCGAGCGTGTCCAGCCTGACGTGATCGTCCTGGCCGGCGACATATTTGACCTGCCCGAGTTCGGCAAGTACGGCGTCGATCCGCGTGAGTGGGATGTGGTGGGTCGCATCAAGTTCGCGCATGAGCACATCCTTGCGCCGCTGCGTGACGTGTGCCCCGATGCCCAGATCGACTTCATCGAAGGCAACCATGAGGCGCGACTGCTGCGTCAGCTGGCGGATGCCACGCCGGCGCTGCGCGCAGTGCTCTCAGACCTGCATGGCTTCACGGTCGCAAAGCTCTTGGGCCTTGAGCAGTTCGAGATCAACTACATCGCCAAAGCTGACCTGGCTGCATTTACTAAGCGCGACTTCGAGAAGGAGCTTGCCAGCAACTACAAGGTCTACTTCGACACGGTGCTGTGCCATCACTTCCCGCACGCTCGCTCGATGGGCTTGCCTGGCATTAACGGGCACCACCATCGGCATCAGGTGTGGAGCGAGTTCAATCCCGTCTACGGCGCATACGAGTGGCACCAACTCGGCGCAGGTCACAGGCGGTCGGCTTCATACTGCGAAGGCGAGCGTTGGCACAACGGCTTCGCGCTCATCAACGTAGACACGCACACGCGCTCCACTGCGTTCGACTACATCTCCGTCACCGACTTCGCAGTGGCGGGCGGCAAGTGGTATCACCGTGAGCCGCACGAGGTCGATGCAGCGATCCCACCAAGAATTCGCTGACCTTATATGGGCAGTCACGACTGACTGAGGTATAGTTGTGGCTGCATCACTTGAAAGGCAGCACTCGATGGCAAAAGCAAAAGCCCCAGCCACTTCCAAACGCGCCCCACGGCGCACGAACAAGAGTCAGGGGCCAATCGGCGCCGAATCACAGGAGAGCTTCGAGTTCTTCAACCGCCGAGCGGAGAAGGTCGATCGTTCACCCATCGAGGCGAAGACAGAATCCCAGAAGCGCTACATCGGCGCCATCAAGAACTTCGAGCTGGTGTTTGCCACCGGCCCCGCCGGCACCGGCAAGACCTGGCTGTGCGGCGCACTCGCTGCCCAGGCTCTCGACCAGGGCGTCATCGACAAGATCATCATCACCCGTCCTGCAGTCGAAGCAGGTGAGTCCCTGGGCTTCCTGCCTGGCGAGCTTGAAGACAAGTTTGACCCGTTCCTGCAGCCCTTCCGCGACGTGCTGAACGAACGCCTGGGCAAGAGCTTCGTGGAGTACCTCATCAAGACAGGCCGAATCGAAGCAGCACCGCTTGCCTACATGCGCGGGCGTACGTTCAAGAACGCCTACGTGATCCTCGACGAAGGGCAGAACACCTCCCCGATGCAGATGAAGATGTTTCTCACCCGCATTGGCCAGAACTGCAAGGTCGTCGTCAACGGCGACATGAGTCAGAAGGACATCAGCGGGAAATCGGGACTCGAGGACGCAGTCAACCGACTGTCGTTCATTCCGAGCGTCAAGCACGTTCGCTTCACGAAGGACGACGTGGTTCGCTCCGGTCTGGTGGGTGAGATCGTCAAGGCGTACGACGAGCCGACGATCGACCCTCCACGAATCGGTTGATGCGGGAAGCCTGCGGGAAACTCGCGGGCTTTCTATATATCTTCTTATACTTCGGTCAGTTATGACTGAAACATTCAAGGCGTCGGTTCCCGACATTCCCCGCTACTCCGACTGGTTCGGCTACTTCTACGGGCACGACCTGGACTTCCTGCACGCGGAACTCCTTGCTCTGCAGCACATCGACGACGGCTTGCTCAAAAAAGAGGCAGCTCTGATGCGCTCGAAGTGGTTCGACTATCGTCGGATGCACCCCACCAAAGCCACGTACTTGCTGGCTCACGAATTCAACCGCGCATACCAGGACTGCATGGTCGTCATGAAGGACCGCAGCGGGCGCTACATGCGGGCGTTCAAGGGCATGGACTGCATGCAGGCTCACGAGCGCAAGTCGTTCTGGAGGCTACGGCAGCTGATCGACGGTCTGGGCATGCGCTACGACTTCTTTCTGCGGCATGCGATGGACTGGTACATCTCCAACGGATACCGGCAACCTCCGCGCCCTGCCCACATCGGCGCCAACGCCGACCTCATCACCGATGTGATGCTCGCCTGGGAAGACGAGTGCGCGGCCAAGATTCAGTGGACGCGAGACACGCGCTACAAGGCGGTCAACTTCATCGGGCACATCGACCAGCTCGACTGGGAACGTTGGCTCGTCGAGCAGATCAAGACCAGGCGGCATCCACAGTACGCACTTCATGCCGCGCTCTATGTGGAAGGTTCACTTCGCATCGAGGCGGCAATCCAGGCATTCGAGCAGCGGGTGCTTGACCAGGCAATCGCAGAAGCGGTTCAAAGGTAAGTCAGCCCTGACCTATAATCGAACGGTATCAGCAATCAACAACGGAGAACATATGTCCGAATTTATCAACCAACCCCAGAAGCGATTCAAGAAGCCCAAAGCGGGACCATCCGGCCACGAAGCGTTCTTGAAAGCCCTGGAGACAGCCCAGGCCGTCGTCAGCTTCAAGATGGTCGCCGACGGCTCTGTCATCAAGGGCACCGTGAAGACCGCCGACAAGTTCACCGTGTCGGTGAAGGTGGACAGACCCGATGGCAGCTACCAGACCTACGTCTACTTCAAGCACGCCTTCGAGTGCTTCTGGACCGACCCCGCAGACCAACCGAACAAGGCAGCCTGATGTATGACGGACGCCACCAGTATTGCGGAGTCGTCTACCGCTGAAATGATCGGCCGCGCTTTTGAGGCCGAAACGACACCAACACCCCCTGCAACACCGAGCGAAACCGTGCTGGAAGACAGCACGGGCAAGTTCGACTTCGATAGCGACTTCCAGACTCGAGTCGCTACGCTGGCCTGCCGAAGCATCGACTTCGCGAATCGGGTCGGCCACCTCGTCAAGCCGCAATACTTCGAGGACGCTGGCGTAGCGATTCTGGTCAAGCTGGCCATGAGCTACTACCAGCGCAATCGGGGACTGCCCGACAAGGTCGTCATGGCCGACATTGTCAAGAAGTCCCGCGCCGCGAACATCATCAAGAAGGACGCAATCCCTCTGGTGCAGGAGGCGTTCAAGCGGGTGTACCTGCACGACGATGTGACTGGGCGCGAGTATGTCGAGGAGCGGATCGTCGAGTTCGCACGGCACCAGGCCACCACTGCCGCCATTCTCAAATCGGTGGAGCTCGTCGAGCGCGGCGAGTTCGACAAGGTTGAGAAGTACATCAAGGAGGCGGTCGAGGTCGGCATCAACGAAGACGGCGGCGCATACGACTACTTCTCCAACATCAGTCTTCGCACCTCCGAGCGACTGGATGATGCGTCAGGCACCAGGCCGCCTCGAGGCATCACGACTGGGCATCTGAAGCTCGACGAAATCCTCTACCACCGGGGATGGGGCCGCAAGGAGCTCGCAACCATCATGGGCGGTGCGAAAGCGGGCAAGACCACCGCGCTGATCGGCTTTGCGAAAGCTGCGGCGCTGGCCAAGTTCAACGTACTCTACATCACCCTCGAAGTGAGCGCGAAGATCATCTCCGATCGTCTCGACGCATCCATCAGCGACACGATGATGAAGGAGCTCGGCAAGCACATTCGTGATGTTGAGTCCAAGGTCAGCGCGATGGAGGCCAGCAGCGGTGCGTTCAAGATTCACGAGTTCCCGTCCGGTACGTTCACGCCGAACCAGCTGCGGGCGCTACTGGATCGCTACGAGGCCAAAGGTCTGAAGTTCGATCTGGTCGTCGTGGACTACGCGGACATCATGGCTCCGAACTTCCGCTACAACGATGTGATCGAGAACAGCAAGTCCGTGTACGTGGACCTGCGGGCCATCGCACAGCAGAAGGACGTTGCGATGCTGACGGCCACGCAGACCAACCGCGAGGGCTACAAGGCCACCGTCGCGAAGGCTGAACACGTCGCCGAAGACTTCAACAAGGTGCGGACGGTCGATCTGATGATCTCCATCAACATCACCGACGAGGAGCGATCGAAGGGCGAGGCTCGTCTGTACTTCGCGGCCAGCCGCAACCAGGAGTCGGGCTTCACGCTGTTCATCAAGCAGGACATTGCGAAGATGAAGTTCATCGAATCCATCATTCGGAGAGAGTGATGGATGAGTCGATCGCTCCATACATGCACGGCCACGCCGAGTGTCTGAACTGCGGCCACAAGTGGGTTGCGGTTTGGCCCCTCGGTGCCGAAGCGCTGGAATGTTCTCAGTGCGGCAGCACCGACACCGACAGGGAGGCTGTCGATGAGTCGCAATGAAGAACTCCAGGAAGCGCTCGAAACGATCGACATGGAGTCATGGCTCGATCGTGAGGGCGTCAAGTACAAGGTGACTCGAGGCTCACGTGGCACGCAGCTGAACATCAAGGAGTGCCCCTGCTGCGGCGGTTCGAACTGGAAGGTCTACCTGAACGCCGAGACAGGGCTGGGCAACTGCTTCTCCGGCGATTGCGAGGTCAAGTTCAACAAGTGGAAGTTTATCCAGGCCCACCTGGGTACGGCGACCACCAGGCAAGTGATCGAGCATGTCAAGGAGGTTGCGGCCGAACAGGGCTGGCAGCCTCGGATTCGGCATACGGCGGCCGTCCAGCATGACGCGGAGCTCCATCTACCTGAGAGCTACGAGCTGCCCATTGGCGAGAAGAATCTGAAGTACCTGGAGAATCGCGGCATCACTGGCGAGATTGCTCGGTACTTCCGTCTGCGCTTCTCCAAGCGCGGCGTCTTCGAGTACCTGGACGACTACGGCCGCAAGATGCGTCAGAGCTACGCGGACCGCATCCTCATTCCGATCTACGACATCGACGGCACGTTCGTGTCGTTCCAGGGTCGGGACATCACAGGTACGGCTGACAAAAAGTACCTCTTCCCACCTGGCTTCGCATCGACAGGCTCGTATCTGTACAACGGGCAGAACGCGATCGGCGCCAAGCGCATCGTCGTAGGGGAGGGCGCGTTCGACGTAATGGCGCTCAAGATCGCCCTCGACGGAGATTCGGCGCTTCGAGACGTTGTGCCGGTTGGCAGCTTCGGCAAGCACCTGTCGGAAGGCTCCGAGAACAGCCAGCTCTCCAAGCTCATCAAGCTCAAGGAGCATGGCCTGCGCGAAGTGACATTCATGTGGGACGGCGAGAAGAAAGCGACCCAGGATGCCGTGAAGGCGGCGCTCATGGTGCGCGGCGCAGGTCTTGTGGCCCGTATCGCATTCCTGCCGAAAGACAAAGACCCGAACGAGGTCGCGCCAGAGGTCGTGCGCCAGGCGTTCTGGAAGGCGGAGGTGCTGTCACCTACCACGGCCGCGAAGATCAAGCTGCTCTGTATGGGTCGATGACTTCGCCGTGTTGTGACCCCGCAACTCGGTTTCTACAATTCACTCAACGACGATTTGTCAATGGAAGTTTATGACCACATCACTTACACATAGCGCCACATTTTTGATGCACGAAGGCGGGACAAAGTTCTACGAAGTTGTCCAGCTGTACAACGCCGACGCCAGAAAATTCATCCTCGTCAAGCGATGGGGTAAAGCTGCGGCCAGAGTACGCGGTGGAGAAATCAAGGTCGAGGAGTTCTCGACGGCACAGCGACTCGACGTAGCGGCGGATAAGGTCATTCGCGAGAAGCAGGGCAGGGGCTACAGCGCCACCAAGCCCGATGCGGCAGGCGCTTTGCACACTCGAGGCGGCTTGTCTTTCGCAAGCGAGACAGACTTTGGCAACACTCTGTCGATGCACTACGGCCCGAACGGTACGCGAATCAGGGAAGTGCTCGGACTGAGCTTGGGTGCTGCAAATCCGGACGACGATGATGATGACGAGGTTGTCGTCGAGGAGCCGCAGCCCGAACCCGATCGCGGCGAGACGTGGGGAAGCTGGTGAGCGACTACAAGGAGGTGTTCGACCGACTGCCGCCCCAGATGCAAGAAACCATCCGCATGCACATGATCGGGCAAGTTCAGGGAACCTTGCAGGCGATCGTCGATGACCGCTTTCAAACCCTGCACTCGCGCTATAAACTTCAGTCAGTGCTGAAGCAGATTCTGGATCAGAAACGAGCTTCGGCGATTCGCCCCCTGTGGGGCTCTTGGTAAGGAGTATCCATGTCGATTTTTGACAGTATCGAACAGGCCGTTCGCGACCGACAGTCGATCTACCCGCCCGAGCAGTCGGCGGCGGGCACCAACACATTCACCGTCAAGGGCTGCAAGGCTGTGGGCTACACCCCAGGCTACTGCGTCTGCCTGAACAAGCTCAAGGCGTACGAGCGCGACAAGGCCCTGTCCTCGTATCCCGAGTGCGAGAAGGCAATCAGCGGCAAGTCATGCCCCGCAATCAGCATGCAAACCGAGGAACAGACGGCCGGCAAGGCGCTGTACTACGTCGATCGGGCACTGCTGCGCGAGGAAATGGACAAGCAGTTCGGTCAGGTTACGACCAGCTTCCGGCCCACAAAGGCGGCTCCGACCGTCACAGCACCGGCAGTCAAGAAGCCCGAACCCAAACCTGCTGTCAAATCCGACGACCGTCTCATGGACATGCCCACCGACGGGTATGCCGCAGCGATCAACGCCGCCATCAAAGAGGCGAGCGACCAACCCAACCCCGAGCCGAAGGTCAGTGCGCCGCAACCTTCGACGAAGCCTGTGTCCTTGCTGGACATTGCACGGATGCATGCGGGCACATCTTCAACAAACGGAGCCTAAGTCATGAATGACGAACAAATCACGCCTGAAACCAAGAAGCAGCTGGACGAGCACTTCGACAAGGCCATGCAGGCGTTGGTCGAAACCCAGCGTTCGCTGAACGAGGCCGGCATTGCCCCACCTGCCCTGGCCAGCGCTTTGTGCGCCTCGTACGTCACCTTCGTCGCCGCTCTGATCGCAGCATCGGACCTGCCTCGCGAACTGGTGCTTCGCACGGCAAAAGAGGCCATCGACTCGATGGGGGACTTTGCCATTGAATCGTACGAGCGCATGGTCAAGAAGATCAAGGAAGGCGAAGCGTGAGTTCCGATCTGATCCTCGAGAAAATTGAGGCGATTGCAGCGACCTCCAGCAAGACCGCAAAGGAAGACATGATTCGGGCTTCTGCGGAGCTGGAGGGCTTCCAGGACGTTCTGGAAGCGGCGCTCAACCCCTTCAAGACCTACGGCATCGCCAAACGTCCGGATACGCATCGTTCGGGCGGCAATGGCACGTTCAACAGCGACACCTGGCACCTGCTGGAAAACCTGCGGACCCGCAATCTGACCGGCAACCTGGCACGCGACACGCTCGTCTCCGAAATGTCGCGTCTGACCGCCAAGTCGGCCGAACTGCTGTGGCGCATCGTCAGCAAAGACCTTCGCGCTGGCTTCAGCGAATCGACCGTCAACAAAGCCATCCCTGGCTTGATTCCGACCTTCGACTGCATGCTGGCCCATCCCTTCGAGGCGTCTCGCGTCAAGGGCTGGCCGGTTGTTGCCGAGCCCAAGCTCGACGGCGTGCGCGTTCTGGCGTTTGTGGACATCAGCGAGCTGGCGGTCAAGTTCTTCAGTCGCTCTGGCAAGGAGTTCACGACCTTCGACCACCTGAAAGACCCACTGCTCAATCTGGTGGACAACTTCCGAGCCGACATTCGAAACGAGACAGGCAACGATGATGGTGACGCCGAGTATTTCGGCAGTCTTCTCGGGTGCGACTCCTTCCACTTGGTCTTCGACGGCGAGATTACCAGCGGCTCGTTCAACAACACCGTCTCGGTGGCTCGCAAGAAGGACGAACAGGCCACCGACGCCGTGTTCAACGTCTTCGACGTGCTGCCGCAGTCGCTCTTCCACAAAGACACGAAGGAGGGCAGTGCAACCGCCTACGCCGTTCGTCGTCAGGTTCTGGAAGACCTGTTCAAGACCGTGAGCGGCGGGCCGCTCAAGCTGCTGCCTCGCTACCTCGTCTCCAGCGTGGATGAGATTCACAACCTGTACCAGTCGGTCCGTGCCTCCGGACTCGAAGGGCTCATCATCAAGGAGCCGCAAGCGAAGTATTGGCGCAAGCGCAACCACGCCTGGATGAAGATCAAGGCCGAAGAGACGCTGGACCTGTTCGTGACCGGCTGGGAGCAGGGCACGGGCAAGTACGAGGGCATGATCGGCGCGCTGATCGTGGACCACAAGGGCGTACCTGTGAACGTGGGCTCGGGTCTGTCGGACGAGCTCCGCAACGAAGACCCCGACCTGATTGTCGGACGCATGATCGAAGTGGAGTACCACGAGGTCACGCCCGATGGGTCGCTGCGCCACCCGCGCTTCAAGCGCTTCCGTGACGACAAAGCATAAGTCATGACTGAACAACAATTCAAGGAGTTGCAAGCCACCTTTCCCTGGACGACGGAAGTTTCTCCGGCTCCGATCGGTGGCTTGGTTCGAATGATCGACCGCAATGGCCAGGAGGTTCCGCTCTTTGCGATGACGGACCTTCTGCAAGTGCTGACCAAAAAACTGGAGAACAAGGAATGACCCCGTTCATCGTATCGCTCACCGGCCCGTCATGCGCCGGCAAGACAACGCTGGAGAAGCGCCTGAAGGAAGAGGGCTTCGTGCAGGTGATCTCCCATACCACCCGCGAGCCTCGAGCTGGCGAGGAAAATGGCAAGGCGTACCACTTCATCGACAAGTCGGAGTTCAAGCGGCTGCGCGACACCGGCTTTTTCGTGGAGACGGTCCACTTCAACAACAACTTCTACGGCGTCTCGGCTCAGGAGATCGAGCGGGTCGCGGCCGAAGACAAGCCCATCGTGGTGATCGTCGAGCCGGAAGGCCTGCTGCAGATTCGCGAGTATTGCCACCTGCACTCGTGGAACCTGCACTCGGTCTTCATCGACAACCCTGGCGAGGTGATCGCCCGTCGATTCCTGGAGCGCATGCTGGGCGACTTCTCCCTGGCCATCGGCAAGGGCGGCGAGGCGGCCAAGAACGTCATCGAAACCTACAGCAAGCGCCTGGGCGTGATGCTCAAGGACGAGTGTCATTGGGCAGAGGATGTCGGGCCGGTGTGCGACACCTGGCTGACCAACTTCAACGAGTCCAACATCGACGCAGTGGTCGAAGACCTGGCTCAACAAGCCTACGATCCAAGCAAGTTTCTGCTGCGGTAATGAACGTGGTAGCGGGCAGGAAACTGCCCCGAAACCCGCATCAATACTAGCGGTTCGAATCCCACCCTCTCCGCCAGCAAGACCTCCGCAGACCTCCACCAGCGTCCAGCGGATCGCAAAAAGGCCCCAGTAATCAACGACTTGGGCCTTTTTCTTTTCCAGCCTCGTCCGCCGAGGTGCGCCGACTTCCAGCGATCGGCGCGGTAAACCCTGTGGTAACGTCCCGAAACTGCATCTGCTGACGCTGCCGTTACCGCGCAGCACGTCCAAGTAACCACGGCTCGTTACCACATGGCCCTGCACGAACTGTCCCAGAAGGAGCTGGAGAAGCGCATCAAGGAAGCACAGGCCAGCGACAAGTCAATCACCAAGATTTCGGATGGCGAGGGGTTGTTTCTCGTCGTGCGCGGATCAGGCGGCATGTCCTGGCAGCTGGACTACACCCTCAAGGGCGTCCGCAAGACCTACTCGATGGGCACGTACCCCACCGTAAAGCTGAGTACGGCACGAACTCTGGCTGAAGCCGCCAGGACGCTCGTGCAGCTTGGTCGTGATCCGGTGGAGGAGCGCCGACGAGAGCGCCAGGAAACCAAGGCCGCCAAGACAGTCGCGGAAGTCATCTCCGAATGGCTCGAGCACCACAAGCACAGCTGGAGCTCGCGGCACTACTCCGACTACGACCAGGCGGCCAAAGCCAACATCCTTGCCGAGTGTGGCGCCAAGCGCATCACGGAGCTCACCGAGGATGACATTCGATCCGTTCTTCAGAAAGTTGAGGCTCGAGGCGCGCACTACATGCTGACCCGCGTTCGGGACATCCTTGTTCGCGCCCTGCAATTCGCCGTCGATCAGCGGTACGTCAAGGCAAGTCCGGCCGGCAATGTCAGGCGCCGCGAGTTCAAGGCGCACGTCGAGCGCCACCATGCGGCCATCACCAGGCCAGCCGAGTTCAGGGAGCTGCTGCTGCGGCTCGATCGGGAGCCTGGCTCGATCGCCGTGATGGCGCTACGTCTTCAGACGATGGTTTGGGTACGGCCCCAAAACCTCAGAACCGCTCGATGGGAGCACTTCGATCTTGATGGCGCCATGTGGGAGGTGCCGCACTACCTGATGAAGAAGGGTCGTGAGTACCTTGTGCCACTGTCCGCGCAGGCGGTCACGCTGCTGCGGAACTGGAAGACCGTCACGGGCCACCAGGGGCTTGTCTTTCCTGGCGCCAAGAAGGGCATGCCGCTGTCCGAGAACACTCTCAACGACAACCTGGAGCGCATCGGCTTCAAGGGCAAGCAGACCTGTCATGGCTTTCGAGCCTCGGCCAGAACGCTGCTCGAGGAAGGTGGCTTCGAGTCGAAGGTGACGAAGAAGCAACTGGCGCATGACATAGACGACAAGACGGACCGCGCCTACAACCGTGCCGAGTACCTCGACAGCCGCATCGCCATGATGCAGGCGTGGGCAGACTATCTCGACGCACTCAGGACTGACTTACAGCAGCCGTGGGACTACTTCTTTGCCTGGCGCGCTCGTCGATCCACGACTGAATCTCGCTCGACAGCCAGCGACTTGCTCGCCCAACCTTGATCGGCGCAGGGAATTGACCTACGGCGATCAATCCGTACAGGGTCGATTTCTTCAGGCTGACTTGGGCTTCGACATCCTCAAGTGCAATCAGGCGTTCCATTTTTGAAGGAGCAGTAAGTCAGTAGTGAGGTGTGCCATAGTAGGATGAACGGCAGGAAGAACACAAGAGTCCGCTGGCTTGTGCGGCAGATTTACCAACAAAACGGGGTGTTCACCCAGGGTAGTGTTTCTAGAAAGGCACGAAAGCGACCGCTCGTCGGCGGTGGGTCGCGGTGCGTTGTCTACGGCAGAGCTTGGCGGTGTAATTGCGCTGCACAAAAAAGGCGCCCGAAGGCGCCTCATGTGGAGAAAACGGTGTCAGTTCGTTTCGTTATCGGCTTTGAGCGTGTCCACGAACTCGCGCAGCTTCTTCTTCTCGGCGTCGTTCCGCAGCTTCGGGTTGACCACCTTGCTGGATCGGATGACGTTGATGAACTCCAACTCGTTGTTGGTGATGATCGGCTGATTCGTGATCTTCTCGATCGTCTCTGCCAGATCGGGAAGGTACTCGTTCAGGCAAATCCGCATGAAGAAGACGGGGTCAATCTCCAGCGCCTTGGCCATGCTGCCAATCTTGTTGAGAGGAACTTTCGTCTTCCCCTGCTTAATCATGGTGATGACATTTGGCTTGTCAAAACCAGCCTGTTGAGCAATTTCCGTTTGTGGTTTTCCGCAAAGCTGAATCTGCCAGCTGATGTATTCGGCGACGTTGCGGGGTTTGTTGGCATTCGCGGGCGTCACTCGGACAGCCTTCGTAACCATGACAGTTCCTATGAGTTGAGGTTAAGTACGAACTGAGTATACAAATTAGAACAGTACGTGCTGACTGATTGCCCTACCGGGAAACAACAAATGGAGGTGAAACGCCCAAAGGTTCCGCTTCACGAGTGACTAAAATCAACCAATAGAAACAAGACAAGGACATATATGTCGAGCTGGAGTCTATTTCCAGAAGTTGATGAGATTTCGGTGCAGGAGCTCGCGGACACGCTGGAGCACCTGGAGGTCAGGCAGGTCTTGGACCTCGGCACCACTCTACTGCACATTGGCGTACACGTCTACCGTGGGCCGATGTGTCTGGTCAGTACGATGAGCGGACGTGCCGCTCGGCTGTCGCTCTGACCGACCTGGGCGCCTTCGGGCGCCCATTCAAGTTCCCTACGCAAAGCATTGCTCTCCCTACTTCGGTCGATGACAATGCATTATCAGTCACTCATGACATAAGGAGAGTCAGTGAAAAACGATCGTGTCTTCATCCTTCGCGAGTCAGTCGTGAAGATCACCCAGATGCTGTCTGGCAAGGGCATCAAGGTCACTCAGCAGGGCGTCAACGCCTACGTCAAAGCTGACCACACGGGCCAGCCGGTACTCGTCAATCTGCCGTACCTGCCCGACAACGCAACCGAGGAGCTGTGCCAGGCCATTCAAGGCTTTCTCGACCACGAGGTTGCACACATCCTGTTCACCGAGTTCCCGCTGATGGCCAAAGCGAATGCTAAAGGCGATCAAGTTGGTTTCATGCTCAATGCGCTGGAAGACCCCCGCATCGAACGTGAAATGGCAAAACGCTTTCAGGGCTCGGCGTACAACCTGTCGGTGACTGGCAAGTTCTACCTGGACAAGTTTGTCGTTCCGCGCATGAAGGAAAAAGCTGCAGCGGGCGATGCTCAAGGCGTGATGAACACGCTGATGGTGCCGATGATTCGAGCACTGTCGGGCCAGCAGGTCTTCAAGGAGTTCATGAAAGACCACTGGACCAAGGTCGAGCCCATCCTCGAGCGCATCAAAGACCTGCAGCCGCAGATCGAGGGCGCTACATCGACCGCCGACTGCATGACCCTTGCCGAAGAAATCGTCAAGCGCCTGACTGAAGGCAACAAAGGCTCGGGCAAGAAGAAGGGCAAGGACTCGTCTGAAGAGGGCGAGGGTGACGGTGAAGGCAGCACCGGCAAGGGTAAGAAGGGCAAGTCGAAGGGCAAGGCCGGAAAGTCTGACAAGCCCGAGAAGTCGGAGGACAAGGAAGAACCGTCCGGCAGCGGCGAGAGCGACGACGAGGAGAAGGGCGAGTCGAAGAAGTCCGAGAGCAAGCCTGAGAAGGGCGACGAGGACGAAAAAGACGACGACGCCAAAGGGTCTGACGGCAAGGATGACGAGGGCGAGAAAGACGACAAGGACGAGGAAAAATCCGAAGACGAGGATGACACCTCCGGCGAGCCCGAACCCGAAGACGATGACGAGGAGGGTGACGTGAAGGACGCCGAGCCCGAGACGGAAGAAGACGAGTACACGGGCGACGCCGAAGGCACTGACGAAGAGCCTGAAACCGGCCCCATCTCCGGCGAGGAAGAGAGCGAAATCAACAACGACGAGCCGATCTGGGCGCCTCTGAACAAGGACGACAAGAACGACTTCGACGAAACCATGTCGCGCCTCATCACGGACAGTACGCTCAAGTCCGCGATGAACGCTGACTACATGCCGTTTACGAAGGACCACGACCTGATCGAGAAGCTGCCGATCGGCTCGGGCTTCGAGGCGTCGATGAGCAAGAAGCTGATGGAGAAGGTCGATCACATGGTCGCGCCGCTGCAGAAAGACCTGGAGCGTGCCGTTGCTGCTCGGTCGCTGGCGACTCGTTCACACGGCCATCGCTCTGGCCGACTGCATTCCGCCAACCTGTCGCGCCTGGCGCTGAATGACGATCGGGTCTTCAGCCGCAAGCACGAGTCACGCAGCAAGGACGTAGCCGTCGAACTGGTCGTCGATGCCTCCGGCTCGATGGGCGGCTCGAAGATTCATACCGCCAGTCAGGCTGCGTATGCGCTGTCGTCGGTTCTGGATCGCCTCAACATCAAGAATGAGGTTATCTGCTTCACCACGAAGGAGCTCGGCGCATCGGCGGTCAATGACCTGCGCGATCAGCAGGCCAAACATGGCGTGCGCTTTTCTCGCGTCGAGGGTCTGTACATGCCGATCCTCAAGGGCTACGAGGAGAAGATGTGCGCCACCGTGCGTGACCGCTTCGCCTGGCTGCCCAACACGCGCATTCTGCGGAGCAACGTCGATGGCGAGTCTGTCGAGATTGCCGCTCGTCGTCTGCTGGCTCGCAAGGAGGCTGGCAAGATCATGATCGTGCTGTCTGACGGCTACCCCGCCGCTGCAGGCTCGCGTGGCGACCTGGAGCAGCACTTGACCCGCGTGGTCAAGGATGTGTCCAACAGCGGCATCAAGGTCGTCGGTATCGGCATCGAGTCGAATGCGGTGGAGCGCTTCTATCCGAAGTACCTCATCCTCAACTCGGTCGAGGACTTGCCGGCAGCCGTCATCAAAGAACTGCGCCACCTGCTGATGACTTGATGGGCAGATCGAGAGGCCAAGTCACCCGTGACTTGCTTCTCCGCCCCGCAGTGCTTACCATACAAACATCGCAAATTTTTGTAACCCGTTGATTTTCAACACCCTCTAGGAGAGTCTCATGTCTGACGCCAAAATCACCTGCTCCATTTGTGGAGCTCAGGTTCACGCCATCCAGCTGCACCTGCGTGACGCCCACCCCGAACTGACCATCGAGGCGTATGCCGAGAAGTACCCTCACGCACCGCTGCTGTCGGAGCTCGCCAAGCGCAAGCTCGCCGAAAAGCAAGCTGAGCGCGCCGCAACTGGCGAGGAAACCAAGGTCGCAATGGCCACCGAGCCGGAAGCTGCTGCCGCGTCTGCCCTGATCCCGAAGGGCGGCGTCATCAAGAAGGCGTTCAACGAGCTGTTCAACCTGGGTCGCGTCAAGGCCGCGCTCAACTCGCGTGGCGAACCGATCCCGATCAGCACTGTCGCCAACCACGAGTGGAGCGACTATGTGCCCGCCATTTCGGACAACTATGTCTACGACATTGACGAACTCAAGGACGTGGTCCTGGCCATCGAAATGAAGATTCCGTGCTACGTCTGGGGCCACAAGGGTGCCGGCAAGACGGAGCTCTTCGAGCAGATCGCCGCACGGACCAACCGCCCGATGATTCGCGTCCAGCACACGGTCAACACGGAAGAGTCGCACATCGTCGGTCAGTGGACGGTCAAGGGCGGTCAGACCGTCTTCGAACTCGGACCGCTGCCGATGGCGATGCAAAACGGCTGGATGTACGTCGCCGACGAATACGACTTCGCGCTGCCGTCCGTGCTGTCGGTCTATCAGGCTGTCCTCGAGGGTAAGTCACTGATGATTAAGGAGGCTGACGCCGAGAACCGCATCATCAAGCCGCACCCGAACTTCCGCTTCTGCGCGACCGGCAACACCAACGGCTCGGGCGACGAGACGGGTCTGTACCAGGGCACCAACCTGCAGAACTCCGCCAACTACGACCGCTTCGGCATGGTCATCCACAAGAAGTACATGAAGAAGACCGCCGAGAGCCAGATTCTTCAGAACCAAGTGGGTCTGAACAAGGAGGACGCCGACAAGCTGGTCGAGTTCGCCACGCTGGTGCGTGATGCGTATGACGGCGCCAAGATCAGCGATGTGATTTCGCCGCGTACGTTGATCTACGCCGCACGAATCGGTCTGATGCGCGCCTCGTTCCGCAAGGGCGTCACGCTGGCGTTCACCAACAAGCTGTCCAAAGTCGATCGCGAGGTCGTCGATGGCCTGGCTCAACGCATCTTCGGCGCCTGATCGAATGAACAAGGCCGATTTCTACAAGGCCAATGTCGGGTTGGTCCACAGCGTCTCGAGGAAGGGCTACACCCGGCTCCTCGCGGCGCGTGTGACCATCGACTATGAGGACGTGTTTCAGGAGATGAGCGTGGTCTTTCTGAAGGCATGCGACGGGTTCGATGAGTCCAGAGGATTCAAGTTCTCCACGTACTACTTCATGGCTGCGTACAACCGGCTCAACAGCTGGGCTCAGGCTCTGATCGACGACCGGATGCGATACACGTCCATCGACGACATGAACAGCGCCGGCGAGGATGACTACAACCTCGAGGAAGTGCTCTGGCAGGACTACGACACGCCCGAAGGGCACTACGCAGTCGGCCAGATGATCGAGCACATCGCCAAGTCGCTGTCGCCACTGGCGTCGCTCATTCTCACCTGGACCATCAGCCCTCCAAAGGAGGTGGTCAGTGAGATTGAGAAGGCACGCATCAACGCCGAGTTCGGTCGGTCACTCGGCTACAACACGCGCAACATGGTCCAGCTTTCGCCGCGCTACGTCGCCAACTTCGTGCGAATGATTTCGGACGCCAGTCAGTACGAAATCAACACCGCGCTGAAGGAGATCGACAAGCTCAAGTATTCGGATTTGAAGCAGTTCGTAGGAGCCTGACATGGAATCCACTGACACCCACATCAACGCATCCGCCCCAGGGTGCTACGCCGCGCCGAGCGTGTTCAGCCACGACTCGCAGGTTTGCCAGGCGTGTCCGGCGTTCGACGCATGTTCGGTCGCCTGTATGCAGACGCTGCAGGCACTGCGCGACAAGATCAACATCGAGGACATTCTGGCCAAGCACAGAATGGCCAAGTCGGTGACGATCGAGCGAGCCAAGCCTCAAGATGACCCGCCAAAGATCGACATGTCGAAGTTTTTGCCTTCGATCAAGAAGCCGCAGGAGAAGGTCGAGCGCAAGGTCGAGCGCGAGCCTCGAGCCGAGCATGCGGTGCCCGAGCATCACAAGGCGATCGTTGACGGCATTCTCAGCAAGAAGCCGCGTGAGTTGGCAACCAAGTGGTGCAAGCACGGCATGGTCGAGAAGATGAAGACAGACCTTGCTGCCGGCACCAACCCGTTCGCTTCACAAGCTCGCCAAAACTTCGAGTCGGTGACGTGTGACCTGTTGCTCAAAGGCACGCTCACAAAGCAGACGCTGAAGAAAGCGTTCATGGCCAACCTCGGCTCTAAGGAGCCCTGGGATGAGCGCACCGCCGCCTCTCACGTCAACATCATCTTGCCTGCACTGGTGGCATTCGACATTGCCATCGAAACAGCCGAAGGGGTTTCGCTGCACCCTAGTCTGGTGCGCGATAATGTATGAGTACCGCACACAGACGCACTACGGACCGTCGCCACCTGAAATTCTGACGCCGCCTGTTTCTGGGTTCAGGCTTCGGGACATCAAGTGTGTGACGACGAGCGAAAGCCACAGTCACTCGATCAACGATCGCGCCAGCTCGATCTACGGACCCAGCGGCCTGAGTTCATCGGTCATTATTCCGTTTACGACCAACGTCAATGTGGGCAAGGGTTTGCAGTGGATTGTTATCTGGGAGCGTTACGTTCCAGAACAGGAGAATGAATGAATTTGAATCACATGCTGGCCGCGAGGTCAGATTTCTCCATCAGCGAGTCGATGCTCCAGATCGAGCATCTGGTGGCTGATGCGAAGGAGAAGGGCTACGAGTCCGTCACCTTGATGGATACCATGTCGCTGCACGGCATGGTGGACTTCATCAATCGAGCGAAGAAGGCGGGCATCAAGCCCGTGATCGGTTGCCGAATCCGTGTCGTCGAAGACCCGACCTACCGCAAGCCGAGCAAGGCATCGGGCGAGCGCGAAAAGCCGAACCCCATGTTCATGCTGAAGGTGTATGTCACGGCTGACAAAGGCATCACTTCGCTGCTCAAACTGCTGTCCAAAGCGTACAGCGAGGACTACTTCTACTACCACGCCAGGGTAGGGCTCAAGGAAGTGCTGGAGCTCGAGGATGTGGTCGTCTCGACTGGCGACCTGTTCAACCTGTACCACCTGCCGAACCACGACGAAATCATCAAGGCGCTGCAGGACCGCTTCGGCGTCAAAGGCGTCTACTCGGAGCTCACGCCGATCAACACGCCGCTCTTCGACACGCTGAACAGCAAGGCGCTGGAGGCGGCTCGTCACCTGGCGATGCCACCCCTGGTCACGTATCCGACCTTCTACCGCAACGCGGACGCAGCAGATTCGCTGGAGGTGCTCAAGTGCATCACCACGAACACCAAGATGGACGTGGCGTATCGGTCCGTGCAGTACGTGAAGGACTTCTTCATTCACGAGCCCACTCACCTTGTCGAGCGGGTCAAGAAGGCGGCAGGGCGGGTCAACACCTACAATGGCGTGGCGTCACCGCAGCTGTGGGTCGAGGGCCTGGCCAACATCGACCAGTTGGTCGGACGATGCACCTACGAATGGAAGAAGCAGCCGGTGTCGCTGCCCAAGATGGCCGACAACGAGTTCGTGGCCCTGGGTAAGAAGTGCGTCGAGGGCTGGAGGCGTCGCTTCTCCGACGAGGTGCTTGGGCACAGGCCCACACCGGCCGAAATGAAGGTCTACCAGGACCGCCTTGCGTATGAAATGGCCGTTCTCAAGAAGATGGGCTTCGCGGGCTACTTCCTTCTGGTGGAAGACCTCGTCGTCTGGGCGAAGAACAACGGCATCATCGTTGGCCCCGGTCGCGGTTCTGTCGGCGGCTCGCTCGTTGCGTACCTGATCGGCATCACGGACGTGGACCCGATTCGGTTCAACCTCCTCTTCGAGCGTTTCATCAACCCCGAACGTCTCGACTTGCCTGACGCTGACCTGGACTTCATGTCGTCCAAGCGTCATCTGGTGATCGAGTACCTGACCGCCAAGTACGGTGCTGACCGTGTCGCAGGCATCAGCAATTATTCGACGCTTGCGAGCGCCAGTGCGCTTCGTGACACTGGTCGCATGTACGGTCTCAATGGCATTGAACTGACCGCTACCAAGCTCGTGCCTAAAGAGCATGGTCAGTCGTTCACGTTGACCGAAGCAGCGAAGGCGGTGCCCGAGATCGACAAGTTCAAGGACGAGCACGCTGAAATCTGGAAGCACGCCCTGAATCTCGAAGGTGCGATGCGTGCCTTCGGGCGTCACGCAGCCGGTGTTGTCGTTGCTGGCGAGCCGCTGGTCAACCGCGCCGTGATCGAGACGCGGTCGGATGCGCCGGTCGTCAACTGGGACAAGCGGATCGTCGAAGACTGGGGCCTGGTCAAGATGGATATTCTGGGCCTGTCCACGCTCGATGTGCTGGAGATTGCGAAGGGCTACATCAAGGACAGGCATGGCACCGAGGTCGATTACCTGAAGCTGCCCTTCGAGGAGAGCAAGGTCATGGACGCCTTCGGTAAGGGCGAGACAACCGGCGTCTTCCAGTTCGAGTCGCCAGGGATGCGAAAGCTCCTTCGTGACCTGGCGGTGGGCGGGCAGTTGACCTTCGAGGACATTACTGCCGCAACCGCCCTGTACCGACCGGGTCCGATGGACTCGGGCCTGCTCGATGACTACGTGGCCATCAAGCAAGGCATCAGAGAGCCGAGCTACGACCACCCGAACATGAAGGCGGCCCTCGAGGCAACCTTCGGCGTGATCGTCTATCAGGAACAGGTCATGCAAGTCGCCGTCGATCTGGCGGGCTTCACCAGAGCGGAAGCCGACCATCTGCGAAAAGCGATGGGCAAGAAAGACAAAGACAAGATGGCGGAGATGCGCGAGAAGTGGGTCGAGGGCTGCAAAGCCACGTCTTCACTGGATGACCGCACCGCAGGAGCAATCTTCGACAAGATCGAGGCATTCGCGGGCTACGGTTTCAACCGTTCGCACGCCGTCGAATACTCCATCATCAGCTACTGGACGATGTGGCTGCGAGTGCATTACCCCGCCGAATACTTCGCCGCCTGCATGTCGATCGTGGATGAGGAGAAGCTCCCCGGTCTGGTCAAGGATGCGCGAGAGGCCGGCATCGAGGTCTTCCCGCCTGACATCAACACGTCCACGCATCGCTACACCATTCCGAACGACAAGACGATCCTGGCGCCCTTCTCGTCGGTCAAGGGCATCTCCGAGAACACCGCCCAGCGGATCGTGGAGCTGCGTGAGCGCAACCGTGGCTGGAAGGTCATCAAGATCAAGAAGAAGCGCGATGGCACGACCGAGGAGGTTTGGGGCGAGGACGACACCGCCGCTGTCAAGGGTCACTTCTCCACCAAGGAGGAGTTCATGATGGCCGCAAGTCAACCTGGCTCGAAGGTGAATGCTCGGGTCGTCGAGAATCTGGAGAAGGTTGGTGCGTTCGCGCTCATCGACCCGTCCGCACCGTCTGCCAAGCACTTCAGCCGCCGCAAGGATCAGATGGAGCTGATGCCTGGGCTCGTCATCGACGCCGTCAAGGCCGACAGAACCACCGACCTCGCGGACAAGTTCCTTCGGGCGAAGGTGATTCATCTGATTCAGGACTACAAGAAGTGCGATGGCTGCGACCTGAAAGAAAGCCCGCACCCGACCGTTCGCGCCAAGTCCACCGTCAAGTTCATGGTCGTGTCCGACTGCCCGACCTGGCAAGAGGAGAAGAAAGACAAGCTGCTGGAGGGCGATGCGGCTCTCTACGTCAAGGAGTCGATTCTCAAGGCAGGGCTGTCGGTCGCCGACGGCTACTACACGACACTGGTGAAGGCCAAGAAGAGCGACAAGTTCCTCTCGAACGCTCAGATCAACGGCTGCAGCAAGTTCCTCGACCGCGAGCTGGAGCTCATCAAGCCCGCCGTCATCGTCGCGCTCGGCTCGGCGACTATCAAGCGGTTCGTGCCTGGGTTGAAGGGCGGTGCGTCGGAGATGGTCGGTAAGGCGATCTACGATCCGACTCTGGACGCCACCATCGTCTGCGGCATCAACGCGCAACAGATCGGGTTCGACCCCGACAAGCAAGAAGTTCTGGACGCAGTGTTTGCACAAGTTGCCGACATTCTGTCCTGACGTATAAGTCATAAATGACTTCAAAACCCTAAGACTTGACGCTAACATCAAACCGTCAACCTATCGACACACTGGAGAATCACATGGCCAATCCCGAAATTGCATTCGACGATGCGGAAATCACCGCGCTGCTGGAGGAGCTCGAAGCCGAGCAGACCAAGATGGCGAGACCAGGCGGCGGTCCCGTGCCTGCACCCGCACCCAAGCCCGTCGCACCACCTCCCATTGTGGAGCCCACACCCGAGCCGGAACCCGAGCCTGAGCCCGAGCCCGTACCTGTCAAAGAACCGACACCCGAGCCAGCGCTGGTCAAGAAGGCCAAAGAAGTGGCTGCTGCGGTCGCTGACGTGAAAGAGGCCCAGGAGCTCACCGCAGCCGCAATCGACGCCGTCGCTGCCGAGATCGAAGCGATCAAGCCGGCTCCAGAACCTGACCTGGACCCGCCCGCAGACGTGCCTACCACCGGCAATGCGGCGAAGCTCAACTTCTACGTGGATGTGAACCAGTTCAACCGCGACACCAAGCTCACCGAAGCCACACTGGATCAGGCAATGATGGAGCAGGCGGGTCTTCGTGCGTACTACGGTTCGCAGGCGGCTCAGGCTGAAGCTCAGCACGCCCGTCTGAAGGTGCGCTTCGATGTGCTGGAGGCCAAGCTCTACGACGAGCACCGCAAGGCGCTTGCCGCAGGTGGCGAGAAAGTGACCGAGAAGATGGTCGAGAACGCCGTCAAGCTCGATCCGCGCTGGGCGAAGGCCAAGAACACGCTGGTGGAAGCCGAGACGATCGCCTCCATCAACAAGTCGCTCGTCATCAGTCTGGCCGATCGCCGCGACATGATGATCCAGCTGGGTGCCGATCGTCGCGAGGAGTTCAAGGGCGGGGTTCGAATCCTGGCCGAACAGAACGAGCGCGACTCCCTGGCGGCCCGTGCGAAGGACGCTTTCAAGAACGGGCGGGGCGTCCAATAAAGATTGTGGTTTGCCGCAGATGGCGAAGTCAGCGGTGAGCTATAATGCAGGTGTCGATGCACAAACCCGTGATCGGCACCAACCTTCAACTCTCATAGGAACCAACTGAAAATGGATACCGCAAAACTCCTCGAACTGATGAAACAGAAAAAGGCTGCTCTGAAGTCGAAAGACAAGACGATCAAGCCGCAACCCGGTGCCAACCGCTACGTGCTGCTCCCTGGCTGGCGCAAAGGCGAAGAGCATGTCTGGTATCACGAGTTCGGCCAGCACTACATCAAGAACGCTGCTGGTGAAATCCAGGCCGTCTACCCCTGCAACGAAGCGATCTACGGCAAGCCCTGCCCGATCTGTGACGGTCTGAACCGCGCTCAACACGCTGCCTCCGACGACGAAACCATCGAACTGCTCAAGCAGGCGAAGGCGGGTCGCTCGTACCTGATGAACGTGCTGGCGCTGGACAGCGAAGACCCCAAGACCCCTCAGATTCTGGAAGTTCGCACCACCGTGTTCGGCGGTCTGGTCGATGCCGTCGAAGAGTGGGCTGCGTCCATCTTCGATCCCGAAGGTGCCCAGATCATCACGATCAACCGCGAAGGCAAGGGCCTGAACACCAAGTACAGCGTTCAAGTGTCGCCCAAGAAAGTCGCGGTGCCGAAGGACTCGCTCACCAAGCTGCACAACCTGGACGAGTACGTTCAGATGGAAAGCGAAGAGCAAAAGCGCAAGGCGCTGTCGGCGATCAACAACGTCGCTGGCATCCTGGGCTCGGATCGTCCCACCACCTCGCGTCCGGCTCTGGCTCACGACGAGCTGGTCGAGGATGCACCGGCCCCTGCAGCCGCCCGCAAGCCCGCTCCGGCGATGACCGACGAGCTGGACGATCTGCTCGGCGATCTGACCTAACTCACCAGTGAGGAATGTTCTCAATCTGGGTACGTTCGTACCCAGATTGGGAACGCTTTCCCTATGAAATACCTTCTGATCGACGGCAACAGTGTCGGGTATGCCTGCCACTACGCAACCAAGCTCAACGCAGGCGGCATGGAGACGCAGGCGGTTTTCGGCTTTACCAAGACCATGCGCGAACTGCGCGTGACATACCCCGACTTCACGCCAATCGTGCTGTGGGACGGGCATGCCGACTGGCGCTTCAAACTCAACCCCGACTACAAGTCCAATCGCGACAACGACCCCAAGAAAGTCGCGATCAAGGAGGCGTATCAGAAGCAGGGGCCGTACATCAAGGACATTGTCGAATCGCTCGGCGTGCGCCAGATGCGCGTCACAACGCACGAAGCGGACGACATGGCCGGCTACATGGTGACGGAGCTCACCGCGAAGCCTGGCAACGAGATTGTCCTGATCTCCGGCGACCGCGACTGGCTGCAGCTGGTCCGGCCTGGCGTGACGTGGCGTGACATGCGCGACGACGCCAAGATCGTGACGATGGCCAACTTCTTCGACAAGACGGCCTACAAGACACCACTGGCGTTTCTCGAGGGCAAGTGCCTGCAGGGTGACTCGTCCGACTGCATCAGCGGCGTGGGCGGCATCGGCGAGAAGGGCGCGATCGACCTCTTGGCCACCTTCGGAAGCGTCAAGAACTTCTGGAAGGCATGCGAGGACGGTTCGTACAAGCCCACCAAGAAGGCGCTGGTCAGTCTCTACGAAGGCGAGGGTCGCAAGCTCTTCGCCCGCAACTTTTCCATGATGCAGCTGCTTCGCGTCCAGAAGCCCAAGCCCGAGGCGGTCGAGCTTCGCAAGGGTGCCCTGGACGTTGCCCGCTTCCACGACCTGTGCGCGGAGCTGGCGTTCGGCAGCATCACCAAAAACGTCGAACACTTCATCAAACCATTCGAGGCTTAACTATGTCCGTAGCAGACCTGATTTCATCACTGGAGAAGGAGCTCGGTGCCAACGCTGGCAATCAGCAAGTCACCCGCTTCATCGACACCGGCTTTCCCCCGCTCAACAAGATCATGTCGGGTCGCTATGACGGCGGCCTGCCGTTTGGTCGCATGGTGGAGATGTTCGGTGAGTCCTCCACCGGCAAGACCGCACTCGCAACGAAGTGGATGGTCGAGGCGCAGCGCATGGGCGGTGTCGCAGGCTTCATCGACTGGGAGCGTTCGTTCGACGTGGGCCTGGCCGAGAGCTTCGGCTTGAAGTCTGAGCGTCCGTACTGGATTTACGCCAAGCCGAAGACCTGGGAGGAGGGCAACGTCGTTGCCGCCAAGGCCTGCAAGATCATTCGTGAGAGCAAGGCCATCGCTGCCGATGCGCCGATCCTGTTCGTCTTCGACTCGATCGCCGCCGCTCTGCCTCAGTCGCAAGCTGAGAAGGAGATTGACCAGTACACGATGAACGACACAACGGCACTGGCTCGCGTGACTTCGACCACGCTCAAGGCGATGGCGCAGCACTGCGAGGAGTTCAACGCGACGTTCCTGTACCTGAACCAGATGCGCCTGAAACCTGGCGTCGTCTACGGCGATCCGCGAACCACTCCTGGCGGCAAGGCAATGGAGTTCTATGCAACCGCCCGACTGGCTCTGGGTCGTCAGAAGATCATGGAGCAGCAGGACGGCGAGAAGACCTTCATTGGCCAGAACATCAGCATCCAGTGCGTGAAGTCCAAGATGACCAAGCCCTTCCAGGAGACGAGCCTGCGGCTGGTCTTCGACGACACGGGCGTGGCCACCTTCGACACGGTGCTGTCGCTGTTGGAGTTCCTGATCGCCGAGAAGCTGGTCACGTACTCCAAGCCTCGAGTGACCTGGACGGACGGCAAGCAATACTTTGTCAAGGCACTGGCCGAGAAGATTCGCACCGAGGGCGCATTCGCCGAACTCGTGGCGCTGTTGCCGAAGTAACCCCGACCTGGCGCTTTCTATACTGGGCTCCCAACCCAGGAGAGAGCGCTTTGGAAAAGGTCGTCATCGGCTTTATTCCGCCCATTGTGGGCGTCAACGGAGTCTTCAACACCTTCCGCATGGGCCGGCGCTACGCCACTCTTGCGGAAGGTGAAGAAGTATTCCTGATGGACGAAAAGAGGAAGGTGGTGTTCGGACGCGCCACCGTTCTCGATGTATCAGTCGGTCCGGTAAGCGCCTTGTGCGCCTGCTTCGCGTTCGAAAACCATACGGAGCTCGACAAGGAAGACGGCGAACACGCCGAGCGCCTGTTCAAGCTGCTTCAACGCATCTACGGCCCGCACATCGTCCAGCCACACAAGACCGCCACGGTCGTGAAGCTGAGAAGGGTCATGGATGAAGTTCAAGGAACATAAGGTCAACTTCAAGCACAGCGGAGCATGGTACGAGCTGGACGATGGTCGCGGCTTGTACCTCGCTCACCGTCAGATGCGCCACGTCTACAAGAAGAGGAACGCATGGTGCGTCGAGCGGATCGCCCTCGAGGACACGATCGCGATGGGCTACAGCGCAGCGGGTGTGGCGGTACGACAAGGCAAGCGCAAGCTGGTGTGGCTCACCAGCGTCGAGGACTTCTTCGGACCGGACTCGTTCACGAACCCCGACAACATCCTTCAGCGGTGTCTTCCGCTGAATCGCTTCAAGGTCATTCCTGCAATGAACTTGGGCAATGTCGAAGCTGCAATGCGTCTCCGGTGAAAAATGTAGAAGTCCCTGACCGAAAGATTTAATATCAAACCATGATTTTAGAAACCGCAATCATCTGCCTGGCTCTGAACATTTACCACGAAGCTCGTGGAGAAATGATTCCGGGTCAGTACGCTGTGGCCAACGTGACGCTCAATCGCGCAAAGGGCGATTCGTCCGAAGTCTGCCGCATCGTCACGGCCAAGCATCAGTTCTCATGGACGAACAAGCTGCTGTCAAAGCAGGGTGGCCAGTGGGTGCTCAAGCGCCAGGGCTACCCGAAGGACGAGTACGCATGGCTGCTGGCTCAGCGCGTTGCAAAGACCGCGCTCAAGCGACCGGACATGGACTTCACCGGAGGGGCAACCTTCTATCACGCCACGTACGTCTCACCCGCGTGGCGTTCGAGTGTCGAGCGCACCAAGAAAATGGGCTCACACATTTTTTACAGGACACGATAAGTCACGGATGACTATGAAACCCTACGGAATCATCAGCGACACGCACCACCACAACTGGACGGCGTTCTCGCACACCACCAGCACAGGCGTCAACTCGCGCCTCGAATGGATTCTTCTGGAGACGCACCGAGCGGCCGATGCGGTGTTCAAGGCCGGAGGCGACACGCTCGTTCACGCCGGTGACTTGTTCCACGTTCGAGGCTCTGTGGCCCCGTCGGTGCTCAACCCGACACTGGCCACCTACAAAACGATCGTGGACGCGGGCATGAAGATCATCATCAACGCAGGCAACCACGACCTCGAAGGGCGCGAGGCGTCCGATGTGTCGAGCGCGATCACCGCGCTCAAAGAAGTTGGCTGCACGATCATCAACACGCCGACCGTTCTGCCCCACCAGGGGCTGGCCCTGTGCCCGTACATCGGCAAGGTCGCCGATCTGAAGAAGGCACTTGAGACGCTGCAGGATGAAATGGACGCACCGAACTGCGACCTGATCGTCCACGCCGGCATCGACGGTGTCATCAAGGGCTTGCCCGATCACGGGCTGGATGCCGAGTACCTGGCCAAGCTCAAGTTCGTCAAGACCTTCGCGGGCCACTACCACCACCACAAGAAGCTCCGCGACGGCGCGGGCGGCATGGGTGGCGTCTGGAGCATCGGCGCGCTCACGCACCAGACCTGGAGCGACATTGGCACCAAGGCAGGCTTTCTCGTCGTCAATGGGCCGGAAGTCACCTGGCACGCAAGTCATGCACCGAGCTTCGTGGAGATCGACGGCACGACCAAGCCGGAAGAAATCCCACTGATCGTCGATGGCAACTATGTGCGTGCCAAAATCTTCAGCAGCAAGCCCTCTGAGATTGAGAACCTCCGCAAGTTTCTCGAAGGGGAGGGCGCACGAGGCGTGACGATCGTGAGCCAGCCCAAAGCGGGCGTGACGCGAACGGCCTCGACCGTGAAGGCGGGCGCATCGCTGGAGGTCAGCGTGTCTGACTACATCAAGGGCGCCGGCTATGGGCGTCAGACTGAACTCGCCGTCCTGTGCGACGAGATTCTCAAAGAGGCTCGGGAGGCCGCATGAAAATCAATCGCGTCATCATCGACAACTTCCTCACGCTTCAGCACGCCGAGATCGAGCTGGACGATCGTGGGCTCTTGCTCATTCAGGGCGACAACAAGGACGACACCAGTGCCGACAGCAACGGTGCGGGCAAGTCGTCCATCGCGGATGCGATCTGCTGGGGCCTGTATGGCGTCACCGCACGAGGCGTGAGCACGGATGCAGTCGTCAACAAGACCGCCAAGAAGGACTGCAGGGTCGAGGTCCGACTGTCGGACGGCACGAACGAGTGGCGAATCGTTCGTCACCGCAAGGATTCGACGCACAAGAACGCCACGCTGGTACAACAGAAAGACCCCAACCCCGCCTGCATTCCGATCGACCTGCACAAAGGCACCGAGCGCGAGACGCAGGAGGTCATCAACGCGCTGATCGGCTGTTCGCTCGATGTGTTTCAGGCTGCGGTCTACGCCGGTCAGGAGAAGATGCCTGACCTGCCGGCGATGACGGACAAGCAGCTGAAGCTGATGATCGAGGAGGCTGCAGGCACCGAGGTGCTGGCTCGAGCCCACCAGATCGCCCGCGAGAAGCTGAACACCGCACAGAAGGAGCTGGCATCGCTCGACGCTCAGCTGTCCACGCAGGCGATGCAGCACACGCACGCCGTCACACGACTGTCGGAAGAGACAACCAAGCACGCCGACTTCGAGGCGCAGCGCAAGCCCAACGCGAAGGCGGAGCTTGCCAAGACCATTCCACTGCAGGCGAAGATCATCGCGCTGGGTGGCGAAATCGACGCTGAAATGCTCAAGGATCGCGGCAAGGAATTGCTCAAGATCAGCACGACCTTCGCCTCGCTCAAGGGCGAACGAGACGAGCAGGCGCGTCTGGACAAGGCCATTCTGGACGCACACAAGGTCTTCGCCACCGCCGAGTCAGTCGCTCGTCGAGCCAAGCAAGCTCACACCGATGCGGTCGAGGCGCTCCGCACACTGAACGACAAGGTGGGCCAGCCCTGCGGCGAATGCGGCAAGGCGTATTGCGAACACGACCTGGAGACGGTCAAGAAGCTGCGCGAAGCTGACCTGGAGAAAGCCACCGAAGAACTCAAGCGGTGCGCGAACGAGTACAAGAGCGCGAAGGAAGCGCTGCACGAAGCGCAGAAGCTCGCCAGTGACCACAAAGACTCGATGACCGATGTGTCTGCACTGGCTGCGCGACAGCGCGAACTGCAAGACGAGCTGGCGAAGATCGAGGTTCTGAAGAAGGAGAAGACCGCGATCGAGGTGGAGGTCGAGAAGTGCAAAACGGCGGCCGGCGTTTGGTTGAAAAATGACAATCCTTATACCGCGAGCGTGGCGCTGATGGAGAAGACGCTCAAGGAGCTCGAGGGCCAGATCAAGGCAACTGACGAGAAGAAGCGTGAGCTGGAAGCTCGGGTCGAGATTCTTCAGGATGCGGTGTCGGTGTACGGGCCGGCGGGTGTACGGGCGCACATTCTGGATACGGTCACGCCGTACCTGAACGACCGCACGAGCCACTACCTGTCGGCGCTGGCTGACGACAACATCCACGCCGTCTGGAACACCCTGACCACGAACGCGAAGGGCGAGGTCAAGGAGAAGTTCCAGATCGAGGTCACGAACGACAAGGGTGCCGAGTCCTTCGAAGGGCTGTCAGGCGGCGAGAAGCGCAAGGTTCGCCTGGCGTGTGCGATGGCGCTTCAGGACATGGTCGCATCCCGCGCCACCAAGCCCATCAACATCTTCATCGCCGACGAGGTCGATCACGCACTGGACGAATCGGGTCTGGAGCGCCTGATGACGGTGCTGAACGACAAGGCGAAGGAGCGCGGCACGGTGATCGTCATCAGCCACAACTCGCTGTCGGACTGGATCGACGAGGTCATCACGGTCACGAAGGAGAAGGGCTATGGAAAAGTCAGCGGCGCTACTTGCAAGTAGGGACGAGCCGGTCAGGTTCGATCGCAACACTGCCGCGCAGGAGTTCGCGCACCTGTTGCGAACCCCTGGCTATACTACAGATAAGTCAGCCCTGAAAGACCGCGGGCTGGAGGAGTTCAGGATGGTGGAACAAGTCAAGAAGACCGAAGAGGAGCTGGCTCTGGACGAGTTGGCCAAGAAAATGTCCGAGGCGATGAAGCGCACTCAGGAGACGTTCATGCTCTCCGCGCCCGCCTCGCTCACGGTACGCAAGAGCAATGGAGCGTACAGCAAGGCAGCGCATGTGGGCATGGAAGACTTCCAGCCCACGTCGGCGTACGTCGGCAAGCGCGGCAAGATCATCTTCGTGTTCAAGCCCGTCATGGTGGCTGACTACGTGGAGATGGAAATGGACGAGCAGCAGGCGTTCGCTCACCTGAATGGGTTCAAGGACTTCATTCGAGAGAACGTGGGCGACCTGCATCGGCTGCAGTCCGAGATCAAGGTGGAGATGGCCAAGAAAGCCGAAGAGCAGAAGCTGGCAGATCGGTTCGAGACGTACAAGGACTTGGGCTTCGGCTCGTGGTGAAAGGCAACAATGAAAATCAAGATCGTGGGCATGGACCCGTCAATGTCCAACTGGGGCATCGCCAAGGCGACGCTCGATGTGTCAACAATGGAGTGGACGGTCGATGACCTGATCCTGGTGGAGACGGAAAGCGAGTCGAAGAAGGGCGTCATCAAGCAGTCGGATGACCTGCGCCGCGCCAAGATCGTCAAGGAAGGCATGATCGAGGCGTGCGAAGACGCATCGTTCGCCATCAGCGAGATTCCGTTCTGCAACCCCGCAGGCTATGCGGCGGCCAACTTCAACTCGGGGCTGGTGACGGGCGTCCTGGCGGCGTGCCCGATCCCTCTGATTCAGGTCTTCCCCGCCGAGGTCAAGCAAAAGGCCACCGGCATCCGGTCCGCGACCAAGGACGAAATGATCGAGTGGGCCATCAAGCGGTTTCCAGCTGCGCCCTGGCGGATGCGTACCCTCAAGGGCAAGTCGATCCCCACCAAGGCGAACGAGCACCTGGCCGATGCGGTGGCCGCGATCAACGCCGGTCTGGATTCGACCCAGCTCCAGCAAGCGCTGGCAATCTATCGGGGCATCAAAGTCGCCGCGTAAGACCCTAAGTCACCCGTGAATACTGAGTATCAGTCACGGAGTCAGCAGTTATGGCATCAGAAGTTTTCGATTCAGTGAAAGCAGCCCATGTGGGCATCGTCGCCCAGGCAGTCAGCAAGATCGCAGGGCTTGAGGCTACGTTCATCATTCATGACGAGTTGTCCAGCCCTACGGTCCAGTACAAGCCCCAGACCTTCGAGGATCGCAAGACGGTCTTTGGCGCCCAGCTGCGTATCTCGTGGACTGTGCCGGAGATGATGGTCGAAGACAGCGATGCAAGGCTCGCTCGGCAGCTGGCGATCAAGCATGGCGAACAGTTGCGCGCCGAAATCAAGCGCGAGTGTCCCGACTGCGACAGCTGCCCCAAGCTGCGAATGGAAGTTTCCGAACGCGACGACTTCAATCGAGCCGAGCGCCAGTATGTGATGACCGCCAGTTGCCGAACCGATCGGCAAAGCGGCTTCATGCAGGTCTGCCCAAACGGAAAGACTGCCGTTCTGAAGGGTCATACCGCACTGGTGGCTGCAAATGAATGGGCTGGCAACGCGCCCTTCATCGACATTCCAGGAACTTCGGTATCAAGTCCGGAGCCTGCACCTTATATAAGGACTGACCCCGACAAGCCGACTTCGGACATCGGCGAAGCGTGGTGAGTTCTTATATGGAACGTAAGTCACAACTGAGGTAGACTTCGCGTCCTTTTCTCAAAATTCAATCAACAAGGAGCCTTATGAAATCTTCGTCCGAAACCCCCGCACGCTCATACGCCAAAGGCATTGGCGATGCTGTTGCGGATCGTACGATCAACCGCAAGATCACTCGCGCCGTCGAGCCCTACATCAAGACCGTCGAGTTGCCTCGACGCGACGATATGGCGCTGGACCACGAGGTCGATGAGTGGTGCCGGTCCAACAACCTCGTGATCGAGTCCTACCATGTCGAGTATGGCGACGACCTGATCGTTCGCTGCCTGCTCAACGTCGTGGGCCACATCGAGGTCGAGAAGTGGGAAGACGTGGCCGCCCGTGTCGCCACCGGCAATGCGCTGCTGCACCCCGAAGCTGCGGAGCGCGAAGTCGAGTTCAACGCCATGCATCACCATCTGCGCCAGGCGTCGATCCTCATGTCGGGTCGCCACCTGCAGCACGGCGACGAGACTCAGCCGCTTCGCAACATGGAAGTGTTCACGAACTGCTCGACCGCAGCCTCGACCTTCCTCACCTTCTATCTGCTGCTCAACGGCTCCGGTGTCGGTCGCTCCTACGACAACGAAATGATCCGCGCCGACCTGAACAGCCTGCCCATCGTGGTCTGCACCATCGACATGATGCACAAGGACGTGCAGACGGGCGAAATCAACGCTCTGGACATGCGTACGGCCAAGCATCTGTACGCCGGTCGCGAAATGGAAGTGTTCGAGGTGCCTGACAGCCGCGAGGGCTGGGCCAAGGCGCTCGAGAAGATGGAATACATGGCATGGCGTGGCGACAAGCGCAACACCGTGCTGCTGCTGGATTTTTCCAGCGTGCGTCCGCGTGGCGCTCCGATCGCTGGTATGCAGAACCGCCCCGCATCCGGCCCTGGTCCGATGATGACGGCCATCGCCAATGTGGCCAAGCTGCGTGACGCCGGCATGTCGCCCTGGCGCGCCGCCATGTACGCCGACCACTACGTTGCCGAGTGTGTGCTGGTGGGTGGCGCTCGTCGTGCGGCTCGCATGGCCACAAAGACCTGGCGCGACAAGAACGTGCTGGACTTCATTCAGGTCAAGCGCGGTGGCTTCCTGTGGAGCTCGAACAACTCCGTGACCGTGGACAACGAGTTCTGGGAGCTGGTCAAGGACAGCGGCCCTGGCCCGCGTGGCAAAGAATCTCTGGCTGCACATGCCAAGGCAGTCTACGAAGCCATCTGCGACGCCTCGTACAACGACGGTACTGGCGAGCCTGGCCTCATCAACGTCGAGAAGCTGACATGGAGCGACGACGGCATTGAGACGCTGCTGGACGGCAACTTCGCCGAGTCCGCCCGCTACAAGCTCGACGCCGAGACGCTGGGCCTGACCGCCGACCTGGCGAAAGCCTGGCAGAACTGCGAGTACAAGACCATCACAAACCCCTGTGGCGAAATTGTGCTGGGTGCGCTCGGTGGCTACTGCGTGATCGCCGACGTGGTGCCGTTCCACGCTCAGAATGACGATGATGCCGAAGACAGCTTCCGCACCGCCACCCGTGCGCTGATCCGCACGAACCTGATGGACTCCCTGTACCACAAGGAGGTCAAGCGCACGAACCGCATCGGCGTGGGCATCACCGGCCTGCACGAGTACGCCTGGGCTCGCTTCGGCTATGGCTGGAAAGACATTGTCGATGAGGAGAAGAGCAAGGACTTCTGGCTGACGCTGTCGCGCTTCAAGCGTGCCGTGCAGGAAGAGGCTGCTACCTACTCGGCGCACCTGGGCGTGAACGTGCCGCACACGAACACCACGATCAAGCCTGCGGGCACCACCTCCAAGCTCTTCGGTCTGACTGAAGGCGCTCACTTGCCCTCGATGCGCGAGTACCTGCGCTGGGTCCAGTTCCGCAATGACGATCCGCTGATCGAGCAGTACCGCGAAATGGGCTATCCGGTGAAGAAGCTCAAGACCTACAGCGGCACCACAATCGTCGGCTTCCCGACCGTGCCGACCATCTGCACGCTGGGCATGGGCGACAAGCTGGTGACGGCCGCCGAGGCGACTCCGGAAGAGCAGTACCAGTACCTGCGCCTGCTGGAGAAGTATTGGATCAGCGGCGTGGCTGAAGACGGCGTGACGCCGCTCGAGGAGCGTGGCAATCAGGTGAGCTACACCCTGAAGTACAACCCGAAACTGGTGTCCTTCGAGGAGTTCAAGCGCACGCTGCTGGAAGGCCAATCCACGATCCGTTGCTGCTCGGTGATGCCGCAGGTGGACACAACCGCCTACGAGTACCAGCCGGAGCAGCCTGTGACCAAGCACGAGTTCGAAACGATCCTGGCAGCGATCAAGGACTCGGAAGAGGTCAAGCAGGATGTGGACTTCGCTCACGTTGACTGTGCATCAGGCGCCTGTCCGGTGGACTTCAGCAAGGCGATGTAAGAAACCTGCAGGGAATCAGTCAGCAATGACTTGCGTTCCCTGCGTTTCTTATATAAGATTCACGTATTGACAGCGGGGTAGCTCAGTTGGTAGAGCGCCGGACTCATAATCCGGAGGTCGCAGGTTCGAGTCCTGTCCCCCGCAACCAATACTCCGGCGTAGCTCAGTGGTAGAGCGCCCGCTTGATAAGCGGTAGGTCAGTGGTTCGAACCCATTCGTCGGAACCATGTTCCAGGGTAGCTCAGCGGTAGAGCAGAGGACTGTTAATCCTTTGGTCGAAGGTTCGATCCCTTCCCCTGGAGCCATCAGGGCTGGATTCTCAAAGAGGAAAGCGCAGAGCGAGTTAATCGGAAACGCATGAAGTAGCTCCACTCCAGGAGCAAAAAGTCGGAGTATGACTTAATGCAGCGACACGCCAACCCACCAGAACTCAGCCCTGATGGCTGCCCTAAGAGCCCTGACGCCCATATTTGCTCCTCTGACGAGCACTTCGGCAGACGGGCCACCGGCAGACCATCAAAATCTTGCAGCGGCAACCTTTGGTCGGGCCAGCACACCTGGCAACAAGCCTCAATGCCATCGAAACTCGGGCCGCTTTCATGTAATACCGGGGACGAATTGAGGAACGTGCGATGGATGTCGGGCGTCACTGGCGAACGCAGCAGACTGTAAATCTGTGGCCCGCAAGGCAACGGGGTTCGAGTCCCTGGGCATCCACCAAGCCACCTTAGCTCAGCTGGCAGAGCAGTCGCCTTGTAAGCGAAAGGTCGAGGGTTCGAAACCTTCAGGTGGCACCAGTTTCATGTGCGGGTAGCTCAACTGGCAGAGCAGCGGTCTCCAAAACCGCAGGTTGAAGGTTCGAGTCCTTCCCCGTATGCCAGGTTCGGAAGCGTGGTCGAGTGGTCTATGACAACAGGCTTGAACCCTGTCGATCCGCAAGGGTCCGTGAGTTCGAATCTCACCGCTTCCGCCAGCGAATCTCCCGCTGACCCCATCGCTTGCATCGCTATACTGCAAGAGTCACGACTGACTTATTCAAGGAGAAACCCCCGTGTCTGACAGCACCACCCACCCGCAAGCGATCGAGGCGCAGCAACGCGCCAAAGAACGCGCCAACCGTCGCGAAGCCGCGAAGGTGATCGTCAAGGCCGCTCAAGCGCAAGGCGTTCACTTTGTCGATGTTCACCCGCTCGACTACAGCGAGCCCTATCCGTACAAGCCGTCGAAGGAAGGTCGTATGACGATCGCCTACCGCGTCGATCGCCGCAACGTGATCGCCGTCTCGACCGCGCTGTGCCACACCGGAGACGACTTCGACAAGCTCGAAGGCCGTGCCCGCGCCGCAGTCAACATGTCCGCAGGGCACACGATCCTGATGCGCGCCCCCAATCCGCGTTTCAAGTCGGTCAAGAACTTCCTCCTGGAAGCCTTCACCGTCCACAAGCATCGGGTGATGTGATGACGGAAATCAAGATCGGCTCCCTGGTCATCGACCTGGCAAGCGGCCTCGAAGGCACCGTCACCTCCCGCGTGGAGATGTTCAACGGCAACGTGCAGTACGGCGTGCAACCCAAGGTTGCAAAGGACGCCTCGACGATGCCCGACCCGTACAGCATCGACGGCAGTCAGCTGAAGGTCAAAGGCAAGGGCATCAGCGACAAGGCGACGCCCGCGCAAAGCACCGACATCCAGATCGGTGACGAGGTGGAAGACATTATCAGCGGCCACACCGGCATCGCTGCCACCAAGACGACGTTCCTCAATGGCTGCGTGTACTTCGACGTTGTGAAGAAGGCCAACGACGCCAAGAAGATCGAATCGACAGCCATGTTCATGACCTGCACACGGCTGAAGAAAGTGAAAGCGGCGAAAGTCAAGCCGATTACGCCGGCATCGGAGAAGCCGACCGGCGGTCCCACCACCCGCGCATATCGCGCAATCTAAGGAGAACCCTCATGAAAAAGACCGCAATTCTTGCCGCACTGGCGGCTCTGACCCTGTCTGCATGTCAGCAGCAGGACGTGTCGTTCGCCTCGCTCGAGGAAGCGAAGGGAACCGCCCGCGAAAACGCGATGTGGAACGCCCAGCGCTATCGTCAGGAGAATGTTCTGTACAAGGGCTGGGACATCATCGGACGCGGCGACAGCACCCAGGAAAACAAGTGCCCGCAGGGCGATGGCTGGGCAACGATGGAGTTCGTGAACCCCGAGAAGACCAAGCTCATCAAGGTCAAGTGCTCCACCGTGTCGGGCAATACCGGCTGCCTGGAAGACGCCGACTTCAAGAGCAAGCCGTTCGCATCTGACGATGGGCACTGCCAGCCCACCAACAAGGTGCCTTACCCCCTGCCCAAGATCGCGAAATGAGCACGGTCGGCATCTTCGCCGGTCGTGGCGATGTGCTGGTGGCGATGGGCCTGGCCCTCGTCATCGGCGTCTGGGTGGGGTGGAAGCTCCACCAATTTCTCAACTGGATCAAGTCCAAACGAACATGACCATCATCACTGCCAAAGTCATCGAGGACTCGGTCGCTGAAAGCAACGGCGTACGGCTGACTACCCTGCAGCTTCAGTACCCTCGCTTCATCCATGCCGAGTTCATGACCCATCGGGTCTTTTCACGCAACGCCAGCTCGAGCCGCGCCATTCCGGTGGCCAAGGTCATCGAGCAGGTTCGCACCGATCCCGCCATGCCGATCCACTGGGGCAAGAACCAGCCAGGGATGCAGGCGAACGAGGAGCTGCAGGGCGACGAGCGTGCTCAGGCGATTCGCCAGTGGAAGCTGGCTGCCGAGCGTGCTGCCGACTGCGCCAACATCATGAACACGCTGGGCGTCCACAAGCAGGTGGCCAACCGCCTGCTGGAGCCGTTCCAGTACATGCACGTCATCGTCACGGCGACCGAGTGGCTGAACTTCTTCGATCTGCGCGCCCATCCGGATGCTCAGCCGGAGATTCACGCCCTGGCCCTCGTGATGCGTCACGCCTTCGAGCAGAGCAAGCCCAACACACTGCGCGAGGACGACTGGCATCTACCGTACGTCACCCGTCAGGAGCGACTGGAGAACTTCGGCAACGTGGAGCTGTTGCTTAAAATTTCAGCAGCCCGCTGCGCTCGCGTGTCCTACCTCACACATGACGGTCAGACACCGAGCATCGAAAAGGACATCGCCCTGTACGACCGGCTGGTCGGGAGCGTACCGCTTCATGCATCCCCGATCGAGCACCAGGCCACGCCGATGGGCAAAGACGGACAAGACCTGTGGTCGGGCAACTTCCGGGGCTGGACTCAGTACCGAAAGATCGTCGAATCCACCGTTCAATAAGGAGCTCTCATGGCCTCTCTCATCGCCCCTCTGCTGTGGCTCGGCCTGATTCTGACCGGCATCGTCGGTTGGATCATGAACGTCGTTGCCGTCTTCCACATGAACTTCGACACCATCAATGGCGAGATGGTGCTGCGCCTCATCGGCATCTTCGTCGCCCCGCTTGGGTCGATCATGGGTCTCTTCTTCTGACCCTGCTTCGGTGCAATACACTGCATCAGTCACCACTCACTTAGGAACACAATGAACTTCAAGGAATACCAGGCGCGAGCCCTTCTGACCGAAAGCAAACCGGAGACACTGAACTTCGGCGAAGTCGGTCTGCACATCCTGCTCAGCACCGCCGAAACCACGGCCGAGATTTTGAACATCGCCAAGCGCACCATCTTCTACGGCAAGGACTTCGATGCCGAGAAGGTGCGGGCACTGTCTGAGAACCTGGCTGGCTTCAGTCGCCTGATCTATGAGCTGTCCGACCATCTGGCCATCGCCAATGACCGCGAGAACTACAGCGGCCTGCCGCCCGAGGCTGGCAACGTGCGCCCCGAGAACGTGAACCTTCGCCTGCTGCATGCGGCGATGGGCATCTTCACCGAGTCGGGCGAGGGGGTTGAACTGGTTCGCAAGCAACTCGAAGGCGAAGTCTTCGACACGGTCGGCTGGGGCGAGGAAATCGGTGGCGACATCTCCTGGTATCAGGCGCTGGGCCACGACGCTGCCGGCACCGACGAGGACGAGGAGCGCGCCAAGAACATCAAGAAGCTGGAGCTCCGCAACAAGGGCCAGAAGTTCAACGCCGAAGCCACGATCAACCGTGACACGGACGCTGAGCGAGCCATTCTGGAAGGCAAGGGCTGATGGCGGTTGCGCTCATCGGCGCTCACCGAACAGGCAAGACGAGCCTGGCACGCGCCTACGCTGAAAGGCGTGGTGTGCCGTTCGTCGAAACCTCGGTGAGCGCCATCTGGAAGGAGCTCGGCTACGACCCGTCCGTCACCTACGACTTCGAGACGAGGCTGACGGTGCAAGAGGAAATTCTCAAGCGGGTCGATGCCGTGTACGGCAACTGGGCTGGTCTTGATTTCATCACGGATCGGTCTCCACTCGACATGGCCGCGTACACGCTTGCCGATGCAATCGGCGATCGGGTGCCCGCCAGCTGCCAGCAACGTCTGGCCAAGTACGTGAACGACTGCTTTGACGTGACCAATCGCCGCTTCGGCATGGTCTTCCTGATTCAGCCTGGCATTGCGCTGGTGCATGAGGAGGGCAAGGCAGCCATCAACGTCGGCTACATCGAGCACCTGAACAGCCTCATCCTGGGGCTGTCGGTGGACGAGCGACTGACCTGCCATCACTTCTACATGCCTCGAGCCGTTCTGGACTTCGAGGACCGTCTGCAGGCGCTGGTCGCGTCGGTGGAGCGAGCGCGAAGCAGGGTGGCGGAGCACTACGCCGAAGCCCGCAAGTTGGGCACTGTGCTTGTTCACTAGGCAATCTGAAGCGGGGTGTAAAAACCCCGCTTTCGTTTTTGTAAAATTTATTCGTCACGATAATGTGACAAACGGAGAATCACATGCTTTCATCCCTCTTCACATCCATCCGCAACCTCTTCAGGCCAACCTCATTCGTCCCTACGACAACAGTCACGACTGACGCAAAGCCTCGCGCAAGCACTGGTCGTCCACGCGATCCGAAGTATTGGGTCCGCACCCAGCTGCAGAGCTACGACGGCAACGGCACGATCATTCTCGAAGTGCCCAATGAGATTTCGAACATGCAGTCGGCTCGCAGCCGCGTTTCCGCTTTTCTCGCTCGTGAGTTCGGCCCTGGACGATTCACCACCAAGTCATACCCGATCGCACGAACCATCCATGTTCGTCCCAAGAGGTAAGACGCGATGACAGGCGTTCCAGTCCTTCAAGATGAAGTCAATCGCAAGGCATTCGACGCCCTGTCGTACCTGACGACAGCAGTCCATCACGGAAAGATCACGCCAGAGCAGTTCTCGACAGGCATCGACGTGCTGTTCATGGCGGTTTCGGGGTTGGTCACTGACCCCGACTTCATCCACATCATCACTGAAGCCCAATACATCATCGACAAGGAGAAACAGAATGGCAGCAGCCGATTGCACAGTGCCCGTGAAAGTGCGGCACACACACCACCTGGAACTTGGTGACAACGCCTTCTGGCTTTGCATCTGGACTATGGGTGCGGCCACATTTTTGGCAATGATCTACATCCTTGCCTGGCACGCTCAGCGTCAGGACGAGATTCTGGCCAAGACGCCCGCGCCGCTCGAGTTGGCTTGCGCTACGAGCGCTCCAAGTCGAACTCACCCCGCCTGTTTAGCACTCGCCAAACAGGATCGTCACTGATTCGGCGCCGGCATCCGACCTGTTTTTCAACGTCCTTATACGAACATGGTGACAGCCAAGAACCCCATCACCGGCGACACGATCGCCACCAAGCCAGCGACGGACTCGTTCCGCAACAACTACGACACGATCTTCCGCAAGAAGGCCGAGCCCTGCGACATGGGCGAAATGTGTCTCGACTGCCAGCCTCGAGGCGAGAACGGCGAGTGTCCTGATAAGGTCAAGAAGGAAGTCAAGCACGATGCTGACGGGCGCGTTCAATGGCCGTTTCCGACCGTCAACGGAGTTCGTCAGTGAGCTGGCTCGCCAAGCTACTGAGTGCTTTGGCACCACCGAAACAGGTGGCTGATGCCGACTGCGAACATTGCCGAGGCGTCGGCTATGACGCTTCGGGGCTGTGCTGCACCTGCGTGAAGGAGCTCAAATGAACGGCCTTCGCTGGGGCGGTACGGCGCTCTACCTAATCGGCATGGTGCTGACCGCCCTGAACATCTATCCGCTCAACCTCATCTTTGGCGCGGCCGGCGGGCTCGCATGGATGTTTGTAGGGGTCGCCTGGAAAGATAGGGCACTCATCATCGTTGAGGCAGCAAGTGCGGCAATTTACGCATCGGGCTTGCTGATGTGGCTCTATACTATCAGTCACCACTGACACGGTGGCAACCACTGAGAGGGAGTCATGCTCGACATTCAGGAGATTCGCGACCACGCCTGCAAGACCGCTGATGCCGGTCTGCCGGACACGGAATGCCCGTACGACGACACATCGCTGCATGGGCAGATGTGGCTGGACTACTACTTCACCCGAGTGCGGTGGCTGAGCGGGGAGATGTCCGAATGAAAGTCGGCAAATCCGGTCTGCTGCTCATTGGCGCACACCTGTTGCTGTTTCTGGGTGTAGCCGTCTTTTGGGCCATGCCTGTGAGAACGCAGGTGAACTGCAGGATGCTCATCGGCGGATGGCATCCCGACATTCAGCAGGAAGTCATTCTGGAGCACTGTCAACTGCCCAAGAAAATGACTTGAAGTCCCTGCTTCAGCTTTTTACAGTTCTATTCAGTCACTTTTGACTGATGCACCACAAGGAGAGATTCATGTCCCATTTCACCGTACTGGTCATCGGCGAGAACGTCGATGAACAGCTGGCTCCGTTCCACGAGTTCGAATGCACTGGCATCAACGACCAGTACGTGCAGGACGAGGATGTGACCGACGAGCTGGACCTGCCCGAGAACCCGACGATGGAACAAATCGAAGACGCGCTCGGCTACTACGGCCTGGAAGACAAGATCGTCGATGACGAGTCCAAAGTCGAGAAGGTCGGCGACGACTGCGCTCACAAGTATGGCTACGCGATCGTCAAGGACGGCAAGCTGGTCAAGGCGGTCAAGCGCACGAACCCCAATCGCAAGTGGGATTGGTATCAGGTTGGCGGCCGCTGGTCGGGCATGTTGCGTCTGAAGCCTGGCGCTGAAGGCGAGAACGGTTCGCGCTCTTGGATGAATCGCGGCGAGCCGGTTGACGCCAACTACTGCGACTCCGCGCTCAAGCAGGACATCGACTTCGAGACGATGCGTCAGATGGCGGCCGACGAGGCTGCATCGGACTGGGATGCTGCACACGAAATCATCGGCGATCGCACCTGGCTGACCTGGGACGAAGTCCAGAAGGTCGTCACCGAAGGCGAAGACCTCTGGCAGAAGCGCCGCGAGTTCTATCACGAGCAGGCCGCGCTCAAAGAGCTCCGCAAGAAGTACGACAACCCGTTTCTCAACCTGGACAAGTACCTCGTCGCCCGCGAGAAGTTCGTCCAGACCGCCCGCAACGCCGCCGGCACCACGTTCGCCGTTCTGAAGGATGGCCAGTGGTACGAGAAGGGCGACATGGGCTGGTGGGGTATGGTCGCCGACGAGAAGGATCAGGACGAGTGGAACGCTCAGTTCGCCAAGCTGATCGACGACCTGCCGGAAGACACCCGACTGACCGTCGTGGACTGCCACATCTAACCCGATGGGCTTCGGCCCATCTTTCTTCATCCATCTATAGGAGAACTTTCATGAAACTGACCAAGTACGACCGCCAGGCCTTCGTCAAAGCCGTTCTGGCCGACATTCCGCAGATCGACTATCGAGAGCAGGCTCGCAAGCTCATTTATGAGGACTCGATCGACCAGCTGCCGAAGGTGTTGCAGGATGCGGCGCGTGACGAGAAGGCGAAGTCGTATATCCACACGACAAGCCATTACCTCAGTGCCTTCTACAACAGCTTCACCGTCTTCGGACAGCGTTACCACGACTACAAGCCTTCCGACAAGATCAAGGCCAAGCTCGAGGAACTCACCAGGGCGCACGAGGCTCAAAAGGAAAAGCTCGACGCTGTGGAGGCGAAGCTGACCGCCAGTATCGAAGCCTGCACAACGCTCAAGGCCGCCAAAGAGCGTCTGCCGGAATTCGAGAAGTACCTGCCTGCGGACCGCACACCGGAGAAGGGCGTGTACCTGCCGGCCGTCGCCAACCTCGTCGCTGACCTGGCCACCCTCGGCTGGCCCAAAGACAAGGTCGCGCCGAAGGAAGAAGCAAAGCGCGGCAAGAAGACCGCCGCTGTCGTTACAGCCTGACCTGAAGGAGAGCCGTCATGACCCAAGCAGAAGTCGTTCTTGCCGCTCTCCATAAAGCACCGCTGACCTCGATGGAAGCCTTCGTCGAGTTCGGCATCACCCGCCTTGCGGCTCGAATCAACGAGCTTCGCAAGGCAGGCCACCACATCGAAACCATCCACAAGACGACGACCAACCGGCTCGGTGGACGATGCACATATGCCCAGTACGCCTTGCTTGCAAGCCCTGCGTCGGGTTCATAACATAAGTCATCACTGACACAGAAAGGCATTATGCAATCGCTCGTCAACTTCTTTGGCCGACGCCGATTCAACTACATCGACACGATCGGCATCTTGGCGTTCGCCGAACTCTGGGGAGCAAACCATCTGGTTCTCGCCCTGCTGGCGTTCTTTCTGATCTTCCTCGTGTCCGTCACGGTCGAGGGGAGGGTGCGCTGATGCCGGACATTTCGATGTGCGCCAACCGCACCTGCCCAAAGGCAAAGGACTGCTATCGCTTCAGAGCGATACCCAACCCGTACCGCCAGGCGTATTCGTCCTTCGCGCCCGACGAAAGCGGCCACTGCGGCTACTTCTCGCCGATCGAGGGCTACTCCGAGCAGTACCTGCAACCCTATCCGAAAGACAACAATGAGAATCATCGGACTTGATACCGAAACCACCGGCCTGGAGCAAGAGAAGGGCCACCGCATCATCGAAATCGCCCTGCTGACCTACGACTTGGACTCGAGGGCGCTGATCGACAAGTGGGTACAGCGGATCGACCCCGAGCGCAGCATCGACCCTGGCGCGCAGGCCGCGCATGGCATCAGCTACTCGGAGCTCGTCGGTGAGCCGAAGTGGGAAGACGTGGCTGAAGAAGTCGCTCGGCGTCTGAGTACGGCGGAGCTCC